GGGCTCCTCATGGCTGCCACCTACCTGCTCACCTGCGCTCGGCTCCAGCCCGGCGTCCGGGACTTCGTCGTCTGGGCAGGTCTGCTCCCAGGACTCCTGCTGACCACCCTGGGTCTCATCCTCGGCTGGCTGACCCAGTGAACTCAGTCCGCATCCCCCTCAGTCAGTACGACCTGATCGTCGAGCTCCGACCCCTGGCGCCAGCCCCAGCCCCCGGGAAACGGACCAGGAGAGCTCCCCGGCTGACCACTCCAGCCACCCCGGAGTATATCAAAAAAGTGCTTCTGCAACTGCCTGAAGTCGTGAGTGTTGCGTGCGTGGCTAAAGAAAAGGCTTGATTTTTTAGCACGCAGGGTGTTTAAAATCCGGCACAGCCGGAACCGTTGCACAGCAACGTGGCGTGGTCCGCAGCTCAGGCCAATAAAGGCCGTGAATAGCTGCACAGACGACCACGCGATGCATAGCATCTAGATCGTCGCCGACAAAGGCGAAGTGTGTCTATCGACGACCGTCCTGGCTGCAAGCCCTCCTCGCGTACTGACGTACGATCTGCTCGCTACTCCGCTGCGCTCCGGACGCTCCTAGGCTCACTGCGTTCGCTGGGCTACTTCGCTATGCTCATCCGCCTGGGCTGCGCCGCGCTATGCTTGCTCCGCCGGTCGCTCCCTCTGTCTCGCTTGTGGGCCTTTAAGGGCCCCGCTCGGGTCGCTCCGGGTCTCTGGTACCAGTGCGACAGCTATTACCACTCGCCAGCACCTAGCACCTAGCCCATAGCCTCACTGACCTAGCCCTAGCCACCAGCCTCACTGACCTAGCCCCTAGTCCTCGAGATCTAGTCACTGACACCAGCCTCCCGAAACACTCCCAGGATCAGATGGTCCGCCAGACTCAAGTCTCGACCCCGGACTCGCGTTCCCACTTTCTCCTACCGCAGTAGAATCCAGTAGAATTTTACAGTCTAGGCTTGACCCGGAACATCGACCGTCCCAACTCCCAGGAAGTCATGTCGTCCGCAATCAAGTCGATCGAGATACTGGATCCTCCACCCCAGCCCGCTGGCCCACCCTCGCTCCACATCACCGCCTACGCCTACGGTGGAATGTCGTCCGCAGTGCTCAACTCCTGGATCGACCTGACCAACACGATCTCCGAGTCCAAACGCTACGCCAGCCTACGGACCATCCGCGAAGACGCTCTGATCTCCAGGTCCAGGTGCCGGGCCACCAAGTTCTTCCTCGATGATGACAAGGACGTCTGGCTTCAACTCGATCACGATATCCAGTTCGATCCCAAGGACCTCTACGCCATCGCTGACCTCGCCCACCAACGCCAGGCCGCTGTCTGCATCCCCTACTCCTGTCGCTCACTGCCGCCTCGTCCAGCGCATCGCCCCAAGCCAGACGAAAAACCGCTCGAGGACAACTCCAGGCTGACACCAATTCTGTTCTTCGCGTCCGGCGCCGTCGCAATCCCTCGAGCAGCACTGGAACACGCCCTGGAACATCTGTCGTCCGAAGCTACGCCAAATCCCTACCGCATAGACTGGTGCGACGATGAGATGGTAGGCAAGTTCCCCACACTCTGGATGCCGTTTGCCGTGGAGAACTCTAAGGGGAAAGAGTACCTGTCCGAGGACTACGCTGCGTCCGCTCGACTCACGCTCCTGGACATCCCACAACTCGCCTACCAGCCCGACTCACCGCTCAGGCATTGGGGCGACTTCAACTACAGACTCTGACCATGGCCAAGAAGTCCAAGAACCTCGGCAAGGAAGTCTCTCTGAAGTCTATCGCTGACGAACTGGGCACCCACCGAAATCGCGTCACCTGGGCACTCAAAGACGATCCAAGAGTCCCAGAAGACGAACGCGAACGGATAAAGACCCTCTGCCAGGAACGAGGTTACACTTTCACTCATCACCCCGATCAGCACCACAACGACAAACTCACACAGGACAGAGCCGATGCTGTCGTCGAAGGCGTGCTCACCAACAAGTCACTCGCCACCATCGCAACTGACACAGGACTCACCAACGCCACCGCCTACAAACTCATCCGCGGTGTCAAAGTACCTCAGGACTACCCGGAGACCGAAGACGGCTGGAAGAACGACGTAATCTCCTTCATGGAGGTCGCGATTTGGAAGGGCACTAAACGCCTCGCACAGACTGGGATGGATGAGATTGATAGTCGCACAGTTCCCATCTCGGTGGCAATCTTGACCGACAAGCTAGGGATTATGAAGGGCCAGCCGACCTCAATTCACGCCTCTTTAACGGTAACGACGACCCATCGAGACCTGATGAAGGAGCTCAAGACTGGAAGCAAGTCTGATGCCATCGAGGTCGAAACCAACGAAGAAGTCATGCCGGACGCCTCGTGATGCCTGGGCACATTAACTATTATATTTAGTTTAGCTGACCTAATGAACGATTTAAGCGCAGCTAATGGCCAGGACGGGGGGGAGGGGGTCGGCAAAACGGCGGTCGGTCGGAAGGCGACGCATTCTCCAACAGAAAAAAATCCCGCAAACACGCCTCTGCGTCAGTCCCGCTTCTCTGCTCGTCAGTGTCTGATCTGCTCCAAGTCGTTCGTGCCTGACCGCGAGACGGGACGGTTCTGTTCCGAGAAGCACCAGATCGAGTGGACCAACAGTCAGCCTGAGCATCCGGTCATCCCGAAGGTCAGTTCGCAACATCCCAGAGCATTGGAGTTACGTGACAAGCGGACGCAGTTGGTGCTCCTGGAGAAGGCGGATCCTTACACGTATGGCTTCGTCCCGGACCACTGGGAGATGGCGAACCGTGTCTGGTCGGAGTGTTCGGAGCTGCTGATCTCTGGTGGCAACCGAGCGGGCAAGACGCTATGGGCAGCCAGGCGTGTGGTGGAGACGCTGTTGAGCAAGGAGAACGTCAACGTCTTGTGCTGCCATACCAGCAATGCGACGTCAGTCACGGTGCAGCAGCCTGCGATCTACAACTACTTGCCGGTGAGTCTGCGGGCGACGAAGAAGGGCAAGATCCACTACCTGAACTACAGCCGGAAGAACGGCTTCACGGACGGTAGCTTCATCTTGCCCAACGGTAGCAGGTGCGACTTCCTCAACTATACGCAGTCTGAGAACACGATTGAGGGTCGGGAGGCGGACCTGATCTGGTGCGACGAGCTGGTGCCGCAGAGCTGGGTAGATACGCTGAGGTATCGGTTGGTGACGAGGCGTGGAAAGCTCCTGGTGACTCAGACTCCGCTCGAGGGTGTGGCTAGCGTGTACAAGGAGTTCACTGGTGGGGCTGCTATCACTGAGTGGGGCGGTGGTCAGATGTTGAAAGGCAAGCAGGGTCTGCCGACGTGGCCGGTGGGCAAGGCGCCGCGGGTGATGCGATTGGAGAAGCAGTCTAGGAGCACGGTCTTCTTCTTCTCTGAGGACAACCCGTACAACCCCTGGGACGAGATGCGTTCCAAGCTGGTTGGGGCTCCGATGGGCCAGGTGCTGACTCGAGCGTACGGCTGGGCTTCTGACAACATCGGCAAGGCGTTTGCGAGGTTCAGGCCAGAGACGCACTGCATACCCAGAAGCAAGATTCCGGATGGTGGGACCTTGTACATGGTCTGCGACCCGGCGGGCTCCAGGAACTGGTACTGCCTGTGGCTGCTGGTCTACGAGGACGGTCGTAAGGTGGTGGTGCGCGAGTTTCCGGACTTCACTGGGTACGGCGAGTGGGCACTGCCATCAGAGAAGGCGGACGGGAAGCCGGGGCCAGCGCAGACGCTCGAGGCGGGTCGGAGTGTGGTGGAGTACCGGCAGTTGTTCCGATCCATCGAGGAGGAGATTGGGCGTGGGGAGCCGGTGATGCGATTGATCGACCCCAGGGCAGGTGGAAGTCCGGCACTCAGCGAACAGGGTGGAACGACACTGATTGACTTATTGGCCGAGCCTAGCGATCAGGATGATGGCATGGCGTTTCTGCCAGCCCCGGGTGTGCCGGTGGACCAGCGGACGGCGGCGATCAACTCGGATCTCAGCTACGACGCGACCAAGCCGATGACGTCACTGAATGAGCCGCGGCTGTATGTGGTCGATGATCTGCACAACCTGGTCTGGTGCATGTCAGAGCACACTGGTCGGGACGGGCAGAAGGGCGCCTCGAAGGATCCGATCGACTGTCTGGGGATGCTCCTGGTCAGCAAGGTCGAGCACATCGGACCGCAGGGTCTGCAGAGCTGGGGCGGCGGCACGTACTGATGGAGATTGATTTTCTAGGAACCGAACCCATTTACAGAGTCAATGATAAACGAAGTCAGCTACAAGAACTCCGGCGACACGATGGCGCACGTCGGTGAGGAACCGAATGTCACGGCACTGACCGAGGAGTTGAGGCGTGCGGCGACTGACTACGGCATTGGCTCCAGGGTGGAGCGTGTCGAGAACACGAGGTACTGCCGCTGGCCTGGACAGTCTGAGGACGGCAAGAAGTGGAACGAGAACCAGACGCACGGCAAGATGGCGTTCCCCTGGGACGGTGCCAGCGACACTCGGATTCCATTGGCTGACGAGGTGGTCAACGGACTGGTCGACGTGTGCTCCACGGCCTTCTGGAGGAGCATGCTGCGAGTGGCCCCGACGAACGTGCGGAGTTTGGACACTGCGGTGACGGCGCACAGCCTCATGGACTGGGTGATGAACCAGAAGCTCTACACCGACATGACCCGAGAGGTTGAGCTCTTGAGTCAGTACCTGTGGACCTATGGTTGGGCGGGCGTGCATGTCTCGTGGCAGCAGGAGATCGGTCAGAAGGAGCAGTACGTCACGGTCGAGCAGCTCATGGCGATCGCAGCGCAGAGCCCGACTGGCAGTGTATTGGCGGACCTGCCGAACCTTCTGGCGAACCCGGAGGCAACTGATCAGTTGGCAGAGCTCCTGATGGCTGCGTTCCCGAACCTGAAGAAGCGCAAGGCCGTCAAGTGCGTGCAGGACCTGCGTGAGGAGGGCGAGTGCGAGATCTACGTGCCGACGCTTGTGAAGAACGCTCCGAGCATTGCCGCGTTGGCGCCCTGGGACGAGCTGGCGTTCCCTCCGGAGACCACTGACATCCAGAGTGCTCGAGTGGTTTTCCGCCGCTGCTACATGACCGAAGTGGAAGTCATGCAACATGTGGAGACCGACGAGTGGGATGAGGAGTGGGCCAAGCAGGCGATTGCGACCCGGGGCAAGTTTTCCAACTTCTCGGACTTCACTTACACGATCGGGCTCACCAACAACGCACTCCTGGACCGAGAGAACCTGGTGGAGGTCGTGTATGCCTACCAGAAGGCGCTCGATGAGGACGGTGTTCCGGGAGTCTACTGCACGGTGTTCTGTCCGCAGGTCGGCGGCGCCTGGGGCAAGTTCGAGTTGATCGACTACGAGCACGGTCAGTACCCCTTCGTGGTGTGGCGTTCGGAGATGATCCACCGGAAGATTGCTGAATCCCGTGGCGTCCCGGAGATCTGCAGCACCTGGCAGAACGAAATCAAGGCACAGCGGGACTCGATCTTCGACTACACGAGCCTCAACACGATTCCTCCGATCCAGGTACCGAAGACTCGTGGTGGAAATCTGCGACTCGGGCCTGCGGTTCAGATTCCGGTGCTGCGTCCGGGTGAGATCTCGTTCATGGCGCCGCCTGCTAGGGAGCCCTCGGTGGCCTTCAACCTGATTGCATCGATCCAGGAGCAGGTGGACAGGTACTTTGGTCGGCCTACCGAGAAAGTGCCTCCTGCGGTCACCCAGATGCGGCAACAGAGGCTCGTGAACAACTGGCTGCACGGCTGGACCGAGGCGTTCCGACAGGTTCTGACGCTGACTCTGCAGTACGTTGGTCCAGAGGAAGTGGCCCGGATCACCGGAAGCAACGTGGCCCTGTCGACCAACATTCAAGATTTCGACGTTTCCCTTAAATTCGACGTTCGGGAATTAAGCACCGACCTGGTGACCGAGAAACTGAAGGCCCTGGC